TCACCAGTAGGACCTGTATCACCTGTAGGACCAGTATCTCCAGTAGGCCCTGTCTCCCCTGTTGGACCTGTCTCACCAGTAGGACCTGTATCACCTGTAGGACCAGTATCTCCAGTAGGCCCTGTCTCCCCTGTTGGACCTGTATCACCAGTATAACCTGTTGCGCCAGTATTGGAAGCTTCTCCACCAGGACCAGTATCACCAGTAGGACCTGTCTCTCCTGTAGGACCTGTCTCTCCAGTAGGTCCTGTAGCTCCTGTAGCACCCTTTTTCCCTGTGATAAAGATTGCAACATTATTGAACTGATACGCTCCTTCAGAGAAATTGAAAGATACAAATCTATGAGGTCCTGTAATGGGATATGTACCAGTTGCCTGTAATATACCTTCAAGATAAAAGTGCATTTGTTCCCCGTCATAATATAGTGCCGCAGTATCACCAGGAGTGTAGGCCCCTGTAATAATAGTTACATATGGGTCAATAGAAGGTTTGTATTCAAATGCTACTGTATTTGTCTCAGTAATTTTTAAATAGTATCCGAAATAGTTTTCGCCTGTTAGAGAGTATTCACCAGCTTGGAAGCCAATCGTTACCGTATCTCCTACACTTGTAACGGCTGGTAGAGTTGCTTGCATATAGATACCATTTACATCAACGGAAAATAGTTCATTAGAAAGGACCTGATCACTAAGTGTGAGAAGAGAAAAAGAGTTTGGTGTTAGGATTTTTGCATAAGAATATGGAACTAGTGTAAAAAGAGCAGGTCCTGTAGGACCTATATTACTATTTTTGTAAACATACACATAAAAAAGTTTGTCTTGATCCCCTGCATCTAATGGGGCTGTTGCATTAATAATATCAAACAAGTAATATATGTCACCTAGATATTCTATTTCATAATAATTGCTATTAACTGTAAATTCTCTAAAAACTGAAGTATCCTCTTGTAATACTATTCTAATTATATCACCAATCGATATTAATTTTAATAATGAACTAACATTGGTTCCCCCATTCATAATACTACTAACACGAATTGGAGCTGTTTGGTTTTCTCCAAAGCCAATACATCCATTCCCTGGATATCCTTCAATATTTGATAATACAAATGTATATAATAATGATAATGAAGGACCAGCTGGACCATAAGCACCAGTTGGTCCTGTAGGTCCTGTTGCGCCAGTATTGGAAGCTTCTCCGCCAGGTCCTGTTTCACCAGTAGGGCCAGTCTCTCCAGTAGGGCCAGTCTCTCCTGTAGGGCCAGTATCACCAGTAGGGCCTGTTTCTCCTGTAGGGCCTGTCTCTCCTGTAGGGCCTGTTGCGCCAGTATTGGAAGCTTCTCCGCCAGGTCCTGTTTCTCCTGTAGGACCAGTCTCTCCTGTAGGGCCAGTCTCTCCTGTAGGGCCAGTCTCTCCTGTAGGGCCTGTTTCTCCTGTAGGGCCTGTTTCACCTGTAGGGCCAGTCTCACCTGTAGGTCCTGTTTCTCCAGTAGGACCTGTAGCGCCTGTATTTGTGGCATCACCCCCAGGACCAGTATCACCTGTAGGACCTGTATCACCTGTAGGACCTGTCACAGTAGAAGCGTCACCAGTAGGGCCTGTTTTTCCAGTAGGGCCTGTTTCACCTGTAGGACCTTCAATACCGAATAAGTTAATATTATATACACGAACCGCAAATGTCCCTGTGATTCCAGAAATATTACTAATGATAATGTTTCCAGTAGCAATATTATATGTGGAAACATATCCTTGAAACTTATTTGCCCTATTTGTAGAATCAACAACAACGACTACATTTCCAGGAATATAGGAAAGACCACCTTCTACAGTAAATCCTTGAGTTCCACCTGCAATAGGTGTGGGTATTACTGGGGAATTTGTTCGTGTATTATACAGATTTCCTGATCTACCAGACGGGCCTGTTGCGCCAATACTTCCTGTAGGTCCAGTCGGCCCATCAATCCCATTAAGATTTACATTGTATATTCCATAAATAAATGTGCCGCGAATATTAAAGACTTCACCGATTACAATATATCCCGTGGAAGTATTATATGAAAGCACACGCCCTTCAAATCCAATATTAATATCATCAGCTGAGACGACTACGATGGAGTTGCCGGCAATATATCCGAGACCTGGATTGATTGGAAGAGTTTGTGCTCCACCTTCTATAACTGTCGGGGTTAGTTCAAAAGTTGTTGGTGATGCATATTTTGAGCCGTCATATCCGGTAGGGCCTCTTATACCATCTCCTGAGTTACCATTTAAAAGAACAACGCCTCCACTACTATCAATCGTTTGATACATGGGAAACGGGTTGTTGATAGGTTTTGTCGTAGTGTATACGGCTGTCCCTGTCGGACTTATATAATACAGAGTTCCTGCAGGCCCTGTAAGAGATGGAATTTTGCGATATTCGCCAAAGGGATTGAATGTAAAATAGTCTTTGGTAGGAACACCAACGCTTGTTATAATACCAATTGTGTTTAGAATACCACTGATATCGCCAATGCCGTAGGATCTTACAAATACTCCAGAAGAGTTTATATAAACGGGATCGCCTAGCAAAAATGTACCAGAAGCGTCTGTTTGCTTGATGCTTATGTATTTATTATAGGTATTCAAAGCTCGGAAACGACTTATCACGTTGCCTGAGAAGTTTTTTTCAAGATCAAAGGTACCGAGTGGTGAAAAAACAGGGAATCCATCTTCATCTACTGTAAAAAGAAATTGACGTGTGTCTTTAGCTGGAGAGCCATTAAATTCTGTCGATGTATCAATACCTGCATTATAGTAGTCAACATCTTCTATTTTTGCATAAAATGTTCCTTGACTAGTGTTATTATCTGGAAATGGATTTCCAGATAAATCAACTGCGTCAGTTACTGTGTAAAGACTTACAACTTTCCAAGTAAAACCAGTTCCATCACTTGCAATCCAGTCACCGGGTATAACATTATATGCATCATAATAGTTTTGATAAACACCGCTTCCAGGATTATATACATTTGTTGAAAAAATAGGAAATGAATTCATAACCCCGCGAACAATATATTCATTACCTTTACAGTTTGAAATATCAACAATAATACTTGGAGGTATATCAACATCTCCATTCAAAAAATAATGCATATTAATATCAAGTGATTTGGGAGGTGCAAGAAATCCAGTTGGCGCAGACATATCTATATATCGTTAAGCTTATGATATGGGTTATTATTTTTTAATAATAACCCATATACGTTATAATTATATAGAAATTTATTGAAGGGTATTTAATGTTATTCTTATATTAACAGGTTGATTATTTATAGGGCTAGACGTTGTAGAAACACCAGCAGCAAAATTTGAAGTATTAGTTGTTATATTATTAATAGTTATAGTAGAAGTAGATATTCCACCTGAAGCAGGCATTGCAATATTTGTGGCACCAATGGGTATTCCTGCTTTTTTTATTGTTTTTGAACCAATAGTTCCTGTAGGAGTTGCTTGAAATACATATGAGGAATTTGGATTAGTAGTTAAATATGTTCCAACTGGAATCCAGTTACCATTGAGCCATTTTGACCAAGTTGCACCAGCAAAATTTATAGGATTCTTAAACTTTACAGTAATCATACTAGTACCCGTAGATAAAGGAGTTACATCTGCTAATATTCCATCGGAGCTAGGGTTTGTTATAGTTGTACCACTTAGTTGTAGATAAATATTTATTGGAGGGCCTGGAAGGCTTGGACCGCTTACAGGGCTTGGAACGCTTACAGGGCTTGGACCGCTTACACGGTTTGCACTACTTGGACCGCTTGCACGGTTTGCACTGCTTGGACCGCTTGAACCTCCGCGCTGTCTTCTTGAATGCCCTCTGCGTTTCACTTTACGCCGACGTAGTGTATTTTTTCGTACTTTATTTCGCCTTGATACCATTCTATTAGAAGACTATATATAAAAAAGTGTTATAGTGGCTAAAAATCCCTCTCCAGGCGCACCAGTTTGTGGTCTTGTTGATGTATTTCCACTTGTCAAAAGAGTTGTAGTTATATTTGTAATAACTACAGAGTTATTTGTATTGAATTGATAAGTTAGCTTAGTAGTTGTACCACCAACATTTCCGCCTGCAATCGGAGACCATAAACCGGAAGAATAAAATCCAGACGCAGTTATTCCAGTAATAAATGAGTTTTGAGTACGAGATAACGTTATTCTATCTTGTGTACCAGTAGACGATTGAAATATAAGATCAGGAAAAACATCTGCCGTAAATGTTCCACCTTGTGCCAAGTTTTGAGTTGCAGAAGCTGAAAATAATCCTGGAGGAATATATATTTTAGAGATTCCTACGCCTACTGTAAAATCGACTAAAATCGTAAAAGATTTTGTCAGTCCACTTACCGGATTTGGACCAAATGGGCCAGTAGGCCCAGTAGGCCCGACTGCGATTTGCTGAGTCTGACATACAAGGCGATTAGCCAGCTGTCGTTGTAATAGAACGTTACAATCCATCTATTGATGTTCGTTTAAAAGAACACATAAAGATTTCCCTAAAGAATAGTCTAGTATGTCCGATCACAAGCTTATTCTTTTGAGTATGGTCAAAAATGAAACACAGATTATTGAACGTCTTATGAACTCTGTAAAGGGTAAAGTGGATGCGATTGTAATCTGTGATACCGGGTCTACGGATGATACGGTAGAGAAAGCGGAAGCCTGGCTTAAAGCAAATGAAATGCCGGGTTCTCTTTATACATTTCCGTTTGAGAACTTTGGAAAGAGCCGGACAAAATCATTTGAGTCTTGCCAAGATTGGGTGGGTAAGATGGGCTGGGATTCTAGTAAAACATGGGCGCTTCTTCTCGATGGTGATATGATGCTATCGGACCCTGTAGATCGCAAAATGCTTGCTGCAGTAGAGCCAGATAGAGCCGGTGTTAGCTTGAAACAATCGGCGGGGAGTCTTATTTATAGTAATATGCGTATACTGCGCTGCTCGGAGCCGTGGATATGTAAGGGGGCTACACACGAAGCTTGGACGTGTCCTCCAGGAAAGCATACTGTTTATCACGAAAGACCTATTTTGATTGATCACGGAGATGGCGGGTGTAAGGCGGATAAATATCCGAGGGATATACGGCTTCTAAAGGAGGATTTAGCCGAAATGCCAACTGATGCGCGGACACATTTCTATCTCGGCCAGACATATCTCTGTATGCGTGATTGGCCAAATGCGATTGCCACTTTGAAGCGTCGTATTGAGATTGGAGGATGGGATGAGGAGGTATATATTGCTCGTTTATATCTGGGGGAGGCATATGAGAACTCAGGAGACACGGCTGCGGCTGTCTATACATATATGGAGGCCTGGCAAGCTCGTGCGTTTCGCACAGAAGCTGCTATGCGTGTGGTGAGTTTATATAGGAAACAGCCAAAATCGCAATTTCTGGCGTCAATGATTCTGGAAAAAATGTTTGCAAATCAGTTCGGAGAAGATTTACGTACTGGTCAGATTCTCGGGCCTGTTCAAGCAAATCGCGATGTTCTGTTTGTAAATCAGCGGGATGTCGATTATCACTTATGGGAAGAACTCGGAATCATTGGATTTTATTCTGATCTGAAGAAACAGACGTGGCTTCAACTGGATCAGCTAGATTTGAAAACGCGTCTTAACTGGCACGATTTCAATCGTCTATTTGGAAATATTCATTGGTATGATTGGTGTCTGAAACCCAGACGGCATACACGCTTTCAAATCCCTTTAGAGCTTCTTCCCTGGGCTACAGAAGAGAATGCGGCGTGTTGGCAGCCATTTAATCCGAGTATTCGTCAAAAAACGGATGGGTCAGGATATTTATTAAATCTTCGTTATGCAAACTATTATACGGCGGAGGCACGTCATTATTTATATAGAGCATTTCACGGAAAAGTTCTAACAAGAAACTGTCTTATGGACATACCAAAAGAGGCGGGTTGGAATACTCCTTTGAAGCTAGAAGAGATTAAGGTGGATCCTAAATTTCCTCAACACGATCATTATATTCGCGGTGTAGAAGATTGCCGTTTAATACAAGGAACGGATGAGTATGAATTTTTAGGAACATCACAATCCTATTCCAGTAATAAGACGAATAAGATTTTTCATGTGAAACGTGGGGCCGCTGATAAGGAATGGAGTCTATTACAGATGCCTTTGCCGGCTGGAGTTGGTGCAACAGAAACACAGAAAAACTGGCTAGGATTTCGTAACTCATATGGAGAACTGCATTATATTTATAACTTTTCACCGTTTCGTGTATGTGCAGCAGATGGAACAACGGTCCTTGATGTAGATACAACAAAGCTACCTTTATCTCTTAAAGAATATAGGGGTTCCGCAGGACCGGTTTCTTGGAGTTCTTCTACAGTGGAAGATGAGGCATATTTGTGTGTGATGCACAAAGTATATATTGGAGATGATGGGCGGCGGTATTATCATCGTTTTATGACACTTGATAAAAACTATCGGCCTTCTCGTGCGAGCTGTTTTGTGAGATTTACTATGGAGCGTGTAGAGTATTGGAGTGGAATGTGTCCTAGCTTTGAGGGGGATTCCTATTGGATTACATATGGAACTCGTGACTCTGAGGCATATATCGCAGAAATGCCTATATCGTCTATTGAGAAACTGATGATGTATAATATGAAGACGGGACAGCCTTTGCCGACTGCGGAGCGATTATCGCGAATCTAATCTTGGTGCGCGCCACTTACTTGTAGCATAATCCTTTTCTGCTCCTTTATGACACTGTAAGATAAACTCGTCGGAAAACTCACTATGATAAGAACATAAATTATCACGATTTTCGGATTCAAATCGTAGTTTTATTTGAAGTCTTTCTCGTTCAATAGTCAATCGTCTATTATATTCGTGTTCATATATTTTGCTGAAGAATAGAACATATAACTCTTGAAATGTGAAACGTGGATCACCCTTTTTAGCTTCTTGTAGGGCAAGTTCATGAGATGTTTTTGCTGAACACGTTTGAGCAATCGTTTCTAACGTTCCATCGGCAAGTCTAGTACAGCTTATACAACTCATAGGATAGCTGTATAAAATCTTTTTTAGACTGTTGAATCAATTTCAGCAGTCTAAAAAAAATGGTCCAGGCGAGGATTGAACTCGCGACTTCCGCGTGACATAAGTATACTAGAAAGTATAAGCACGACGCTCTAACCAACTGAGCTACTGGACCTATAAGGTCCAGATAGCAAAGGGGGTAAACCCCTGAGCTACTGGACCTTGGGCTTTGGACCTTGGGCTTTGGACCTCAACCCTTTTCCGCCTCTCACGACTTTATTTTAATCGCATTTCAACTGTCAATTTTACCGCGCTCCGTTTAAGTTCTTCTACGAATTCATAGATTCCAATAGGGAATTCACCTAAATTCCGTGTAGGATCGTGATGCGCTCCACTTACAGTAACGTGACCGTTTGTTATATACTTACCCCCGTCAGTAGCATAGGATGAAAATCCCATCATTACCCACAAAATACTACCATCTTCAAATACAAATGCTCGTTCATCCCAGCGATTATTTTCACTGCGATATTCTTGATAGCGCACAACATCCTCAAGATGAAATTGTTTTTTTTCACCATTTTTTAATATAACATACATTTCTAGTTATATAACAAAAGTAACTCTTAAATAGGAATGTACAAATGGAGTATGTATTAGGATATATAGTAACTAAGCTATTAACGTCAGAAACTATTATAAAAAAAGTGGAAAGTAAGATTGTAGTAAATCCAATGAGGATTCAAACTCCTGAGTCTCCGTTGTGGCTATGTTCTCATAATGGCGCAAAAGTCATAGATTTTGAAACAAAATTATATGAATGTTGGAAATGTAATAAGAAAAATGGTCTTGCAAAACACGTAGGATTTGAATATCTTACAGAAGCTTTGCGGAAACATTCGGATTTATAAGATTGCCTGCCAATTCAATGGTTTTGATACGGCACCTCCTGTAGTATTCCAAGTATAGGCAGTGAAACCAGTTGAAGAAGCAGAGCCGACTGAAACCCATGTAGCAGAACCATCTGTCACTGTAGCTGATATACTCGGTGTAGATCCAAATGCCGTTCCAAATGTTACAGGAAGATCAAAGGTAGTTCCATTAGTAGTTCCACTGCCGTATTGTAATAACACTGGTAGTGATCCTGTTGGACCTGTTTGACCTGTTGGACCTGTTCGACCTGTTGGACCTGTTGGACCTGTTTGACCTGTTGGACCTGTTGGTCCAGTAGGGCCAGTCACTGTAGAAGCTTGACCTGTTGGACCTGTTCGACCTGTTGGACCTGTTGTACCTGTTGCGCCAGTATTAGAAGCAGTGCCAGCAGGACCCGTAAAACCTGTTGGACCTCCTTGAACCTTTGTTCCAATATATGGAAGAGCACGACGAGTGGCAATAGTAAGCGCACCACCAGCAATAGTATTTGCGGCAGTATTCGCTGTCCAGTTGATTCCATCATATGAATTTATCACACGGTTTGTAAGTGTACTACTATCTCTTCCTGTAGCTGTCCATATAGAGCCGTTCCAACTAACCGTATATGCTTCGCGAGTAAAAATCGCATTCGCAGATGTAGATGCTGTCCAGTTGATTCCATCATATGAATATGCTATACTAGTGCCGTTAATTGATCCACCAGCGACCCAGATAGTACCATTCCATACAACAATATTACATATAGTTGGAAATACAGAAGCAGCTGCCGTCCATGTTACCCCATCCGTAGAATATGCAAGAGTATTTGTAGTGCCTCCACCTGCTACCCATATTTGTCCATTGTAAGCCACGGTACGGGTTTGATAACCAAACAGGGTACTTCCTGTTGAGGTTCGTGTCCAGTCAATTCCATTTGTAGATGTATATACATAAGGATCTCGGTAACCGATTGTTAAAAATTTATTTCCATCTGTAGCTAAGGCCATTGAATTTCCTAATGCATCACCGAAAGAACTTCCAGATGTTGACTTTGTCCAGTTAAGTCCATCATAAGAATACAAGACGATTGCAGGATAAGTACTAGGTGCTATATATTCGTTGCCAGTCATAGCCCAAACGCTTCCATTCCAAGCTAGAGACCATCCATATAAAAAATTAGGATTTGAACTAGTAAGTGATTTAAATGTCCAGTTGATTCCATCAGCAGAATATACAATTCCACTTCTAACTTGATTGGTCAAGGCAAGCCAGATAGAACCATTGTATAAAAATGCTTGACTCGTCGTGGGAGCCCCGCCGGACCCAAATCCAGTTGATAACGATGTTGAAGAAACCCAAGTTAGACCGTCATATGAGTAGGCATAATTGTTCCCGCCTACTGCAACAGAGAAATTTTCTGTAACTGGTGTGGAAGGACCAGTAGGACCCGTTGCGCCTGTTGGACCTGTTCGACCTGTTGGACCTGTTTGACCTGTTGGGCCTGTCACTGTAGAAGCGGCACCTGTTGGGCCTGTTTGACCTGTTGGACCTGTTTGACCTGTTGGGCCTGTTGGACCTGTTTGACCTGTTGCGCCAGTATTAGAAGCTGTGCCAGCAGGACCTGTAAATCCTGTAGGGCCTGTGTTACCGGTTGCACCAGTGTTGGAAGCTGTACCTGCAGGCCCAGTAGGCCCAGTAGGTCCTGTTTCTCCAGTAGGGCCAGTTACTGTAGAAGCGGCTCCTGTTATTCCTGTAGGGCCAGTAACTGTAGAAGCGGCACCTGTTGGTCCTGATGGCCCTGTTATTCCTGTAGGGCCAGTAACTGTAGAAGCGGCACCTGTTGCTCCTGTTGCTCCTGTTGGTCCTGTCATTCCAGTAGGGCCTGTCACTGTAGAAGCGGCACCTGTTGCTCCTGTTGCTCCTGTTGGACCTGTTGGTCCTGTTATTCCAGTGGGGCCTGTGACTGTAGAAGCAGCACCTGTTGCTCCTGTTGCTCCTGTTGGACCCGTTGGTCCTGTTATTCCAGTAGGGCCAGTAACTGTAGAAGCGGCACCTGTTGCTCCTGTTGGTCCTGTTGGACCTGTCATTCCAGTAGGTCCAGTCACTGTAGAAGCGGCACCTGTTGCTCCTGTTGGTCCTGTTGGACCTGTGCGACCAGTAGGGCCAGTCACTGTAGAAGCTTGACCTGTAGGGCCTGTATCGCCAGTAGGGCCAAAATCTCCTTGAAAACCGGTAGGGCCTGTATCTCCTGTTGGCCCAGTAAATCCTGTAAAACCAGTTACACCAGTAGGTCCTAGAGGGCCTGTTGGTCCAACACGACCAGTAGGACCTGTTACACCTGTTGAGCCGGTATTCCCAGTGAATCCTGTTGGTCCTGTTGGACCTGTGCGACCAGTCGGCCCAGTATTACCAGTGGATCCTGTAGGACCTGTGGGACCTGTTACACCTGTAAAACCTGTCCATCCAGTAAATCCTGTTGGGCCTGTTGGGCCTGTCATTCCAGTAAAACCAGTAGGGCCTGTATCCCCAGTAAATCCAGTTGGTCCTGTAGGACCAGTTGGTCCAGAACTACCCACCAATCCAGTTGGCCCAGTATTCCCTGTTGGTCCTGTCATCCCTGTTGGCCCTGTCGATCCAGTCCATCCTGTTGGACCTGTCGGTCCAGTATTTCCAGTTGATCCTGTAGTACCCGTCATCCCAGTAGGACCAGTACGACCTGTGGGACCGGTTGCTCCAGTATTTGTAGCATCTCCAGGTACTCCTTGATCACCTGTCGAACCTGTATACCCAGTATCTCCTGTTGGCCCAGTATTTCCAGTATCTCCTGTATAACCTGTTGGACCAGCTATTCCAAAAGGCCCAGTTACACCACGACTTCCTGTAGGACCTGTCTGTCCAATACCTGTCGCGCCAGTTACACCCGTGGGACCCGAAGAACCTGTAAAACCCGTTGGACCGGTTACGCCGAATCCTGTCATACCAGTGGCTCCTGTAGAGCCTGTAGCTCCAGTATTTCCTGTAACACCTGTAGGACCTGTAGCTCCAGTATTTGTAGCAACTCCTTGTATTCCAGTAGGGCCCGTGGCACCTGTATCTCCTTGAGGCCCAACTTCTCCAGGGGCACCAGGATCACCAGTAGGGCCTATACCACCTACATCACCCGTATCACCTGTAGCTCCAGTATTTGAAGCAGAGCCAGCAGGGCCAGTGCGACCTGTTGGTCCCGTATTTCCTGTAGCACCTGTATTGGCTGCAGTACCAGCTGGCCCAGTAAATCCAGTCGATCCAGTGGGACCTGTATTACCAGTAAAACCTGTAGGGCCTGTTATACCTGTATTACCAGTAGGGCCTGTATTACCAGTAAAACCTGTAGGGCCTGTGGGCCCTGTATTACCTGTCGGGCCTGTTGGACCAGTATTTCCAGTAAAACCTGTAGGACCTGTCGGCCCTGTATTACCTGTCGGGCCTGTTGGACCAGTATTCCCAGTAAAGCCTGTGGGACCAGTATTTCCTGTCCAACCTGTCGGGCCTGTTGCACCAGTGGGGCCTGTGCGGCCAGTGGGTCCAGTAGGGCCAGGATCACCTTGACCACCTACATCTCCTGGTTGTCCTTCAGGCCCAGTGGGACCAAATATACCAGTTGGGCCAGTGACACCCTGACAGCCTTGTGGACCTGTGTGTCCTGTCATTCCTCTAAAGCCAGTTTGCCCAGTGGGTCCGGCGACACCTGTCGGGCCTGTGAAAGAAGTCCCCGTAGGTCCTGTAGAGCCTGTTACACCTGTTGCGCCAGTATTCGAAGCTGTACCGGCAGGGCCAGTAGCACCTGTGCGACCATTTCCACCAAGAGGTCCTGTTGGCCCCGAAGGTCCAGTAGGACCTGTTCGTCCCGTCGGCCCTGTATTCCCTGTGGCACCAGTATTTGTAGCATCTCCAGGTGTTCCTGTTGGGCCAGTTGTTCCTGTTGGACCAGTTGCCCCCGTATTTGTAGCAGTCCCACCAACACCAGTGGGGCCGGTGAAACCAGTTGGGCCCGTGCGTCCAGTCGGTCCTGTATTTCCAGTTGCGCCCGTGCGCCCAGTTGGTCCTGTGTTCCCCGTGGCACCTGTGTTGGAAGCTGTTCCAGCAGGACCCGTCCAACCTGTATATCCTGTAGGACCACTATATCCAGTTGCCCCAGTATTAGAAGCAGTACCGGCAGGACCTGTAGAACCAGTGGGACCTGTTTCACCAGTAGGTCCTGTAGCCCCAGTATTGGAGGCAGTTCCTGCAGGCCCTGTAACACCTGTAGAGCCTGTAGGACCAGTCGGTCCTGTATTCCCCGTGAATCCAGTCGGTCCTGTATTCCCCGTGAATCCTGTGGATCCTGTAGTTCCAGTAGGACCCGTTCGCCCTGTCGAGCCAGTATTACCAGTAAAACCCGTGGCACCAGTATTAGAGGCACTGCCGTCAGGACCAGTGGGTCCAGTTGCGCCAGTATTTGTAGCAGCTCCTGGAATACCTTGATATCCTTGCGGACCAATATCTCCTGGTTGTCCCATTGGGCCCGTAGGTCCTTCACATCCTGTCGGACCAGTGTATCCTGTTGCCCCAGTGTTGGAAGCTGTTCCAGCAGAACCCGTTGCGCCTATTTGACCAGTTGCGCCAGTATATCCAGTTGCCCCAGTATTTGTAGCAGTTCCAGCGGGACCGGTTGGGCCCGTACAACCAGTAAAACCTTTTGATCCACTGCTACCAGTTGGGCCATATCGCCCAGTGGGACCTATTCTACCGGTCGGTCCTGTTTGTCCTGTTGGGCCTGTATTTGTAGCAGTTCCTGGTATTCCTGTAGGACCTGTTTGACCCGTCGGCCCTGTTCGACCAGTCGGTCCTGTTGGACCAGTCCAACCCGTTGCGCCAGTGTTAGAAGCTGTTCCAGCAGGACCCGTAAAACCTGTTGGACCTGTTGAACCCGTAGAACCAGTTGGCCCCGTTGCGCCAGTATTAGAAGCAGTCCCAGCAGGACCCGTAAAACCTGTAGAACCCGTAGGACCAGTCGAACCAGTTTCGCCACTTGCGCCAGTATTAGAAGCAGTCCCAGCAGGACCCGTAAAACCTGTAGGACCCGTTGAACCTGTAGGACCTGTAGCACCAGTAAAACCTGTAGGACCCGTTGCCCCAGTATTAGAAGCAGTCCCAGCAGGCCCTGTAGCTCCTACACGCCCCGTAAAACCCGTAGGACCCGTAAAACCTGTAGGACCCGTATCGCCTATAAAACCCATATCTCCTGTTGGACCCGTATCGCCTATAAAACCCATATCGCCCGTATGACCTGTAAAACCCCTAGGACCCGTTGCTCCAGTATTAGAAGCAGTCCCAGCAGGCCCTGTATATCCTGTAGGCCCTGTATATCCTGTAGGCCCTGTTGACATCCTATAACTCTATATGTATATGCTGTAAAAAATGACCCGCTTTGAAACGCCTATTTGTTTCGGGATTCCTTCCATTTAAGAAATCCTTTCGAGCGTTCCACAAAATAGGAAGATCCTAGTTTCTCCTTTGCCATCTCGTGAAGTTCAAGCTGGGCGGGAGTCATACTTAAAATATAATATCCGGCTTCAGAGCTTAGTTTGTGTGGCGGCAATACTTCTTTCTTCTCCTTTTTCTCCATTTCTATATGTAATCCTATAAATAATGAGGAGTCAATTTTCCCACTCAAATATAGGATGGCGTATGTCGCTTTTGATTTAGATAATACGTTAGGTTTTTTTGAACTAACAAATCCACTTGCATTTTTATGGAGTCCGGATTTTCTTGAAAATCCTGAACAATCTGCTATAAATCATCGTTTAGAAATCAGCACGAGTCTAAATAATAAATTAAAGAAAGCGCGTACCACATTTGCCAATAGTCTTTTAGAAGATTCAAGTATACTCTCACTTATAATACGGCCAAATATTGATGCAATTATAACTCCTCTTTTAAAAAAAAATAATCTGAAAACAATGATTATTTATTCAAATACGGGTGTTACATATTCTATGGAGTTGGCCAAATATTTGATTGAGAAAAAATTCAAGAAACCGAATATGATTTCTCTTATGGCAGATCACTGGCATCCACTGCGTGTAGCAGATAGACCTCGTTATGTTCCTGAAGGGCGATATGTACAACCAGAAAAAACTATAAAGACTCTACAGCTATTATTTCGGACTGCGTTAGGAATAAAAACAATCCCGCCAATTACTAAGATTCTGTTTGTGGATGATCGTAATCCCAAACACAAGCTTGAACAAGAAGAAAAAAACGGTTTAACGTATATTGTGCCAACAGCATTTTTTCCAAAGTTTACAGAGTATCAAAAACGACACATTTTATTTATTGCCCTGGAAGCACTTGATAGAGAAGGTGTTTTATCTGATACAGAATATCTGAATTCGGGATTTTGTAATCGTACTATTCCATATAGTCACGTAAAAAAATATTTTGTAAAAGGATTTCCTAGTCTTTATAAATATGTATGGGATACAGTAATGGAACTAAAGCCTCCTAATAATCCGTGGATTCCTGATACAATTACTCTACAAACTCAAACAAAGAACTTTCTACATAATATTTAAATAAATAGCTAGTTTGCGAACAATAGTAAAAAGAATACCACCCCATAGTGTATCGGCAATAGCAAAATATCCGTCATATTTATCTAGTGTCGCGTAGTTTGTAAAATCATATACAGCATATGTAGAAAGTCCTATTAAAAAGGCATTCAGTGTACTTGTTGCTTGTAAAACAAGATATGCTAGTGCTACATACACGACTGGTGCGGCTTGCCATCGTAGAACCATTGGTGATCCTCTTTGGATTTTTTGAACCATCGTTTGCGACCAAGATGCAACTGTATAGAGCCAAGGCAAATCGCACAGAATAAACAACAGAGAAAGTGGTATAAGAGTTCTAAGTGCGTTCATACAAATATGTTTCTATTAAGAACTATATGTAAAAATGGCAGAAGATACTGTCAGATTAGAGGGATTTTCTGAATCTCTCCGAGGATCTAATTCATATTGTATTGCATCTAATCCTAGTTTTTTACAGAACTTTATAAAAGGGCGTATAGCTACTTTAGATGGTGAGGTTGCACACCGCGGTCGTAAAGTTCTTGTTTTTCAAGGAAATTTTGTACCACCTCGTTGGCTTCTTCATCTTGGTTGGGATGCTACATTTCATGTACGCGATGTTCAAGATTTAAAACTTACACTTACCTATCTTCAATATACATCACGTCCTACCCGGGTTGTATGGACTGGAGCAGAACCTGCTCCAGCTGTGATGGCAAATTTAGCACGTCTGGATGGAATTACATTACTTGGGATTGGAGATAAGCCACCTACACATCCGGATTGGCAACTAATCTTTTGGTCGCCAGATGTTCGTCAAGAAGAAGTCGAGCCTACTATTTCGGTACGAATGGGTGTAGCTGGAACAACTGGTCTCCGTTCTATCTTAAAAGAACTTCGTGCTTCTCAAATGGGTCTTGTTTGGTCTTCAAAAAATGAAAAAGATAAACACGGTGCTATATATTGGTATGACCCTGTAGATGGTGTAGATTTGGCATCGCATATAGATCCGCAAGAAGCAGCGGCAGTTCTTACAGAAGTCGCAGCCTTTCTCATGAAATAGTATATGGTCCTGAAGCTGAAGACAATCCGCAAGTCGCATCGACCAGAAAAGAAGTTTGACGCAGTCTTTGATAAGGATGGGAAAGAGAAGATTGTGAGCTTTGGTGCTGCTGGAATGTCCAACTATACCAAACACAAAAATACAACGCGGAAACAGCGATATCTCCGTAGACATACAGGAAAAGGAGAGAAATGGCAACAACCCGATACACCTGGCGCATTGTCGCGATGGATTTTATGGAATAAGCCGTCATTTCAAGATTCTGTCGCCGATTTTAAGCGCCGGTTCAAACTGTAAGAATACTAATGAAATAACTTAAATGTCCCCTTCTTTGCCTTAAATCCAGCCTTGTGTAAGTGCTTGAGTGCCTTCTTGCCAGCTGCGTGCTTCTTGCGACTTACAATACAGCCCCTTTTTGTGCGCATAAGATCCTTTTTTGTCAAGCCACCACTTGTATGTTTTGCAGTTCCGTGATACACTTGTGCCTTTGTTCCAACTGCGGGCATCTTACCGCCACCCATCATCTTGTGCTGCCCACCCATCATCTTGTGCTGCCCACCCATCATCTTGTGCTCCCCACCCATCATCTTGTACTGCCCCCCCGTCATCTTGCACTGCCCGCCCTTCATCTTTCGTGTGGAGTTCATCTATACTTAAAAGCTAGAAAGGAATTCGTGGAGATTCTCCTGATAAAATCTCCCTTTGAAGTTTTTCCATTGTTTTCAAATCGTATACACCTGCAAAATGTACTAATAAACATCCTGGTTCCCAAAGACGTTCACCAGGTAGACCACGTAAATACGCATTAAAGCGCCAATGTTCCGCTGTAGTTTCTGTTTTTGCTAAATCTGCCGGAACTGTTTCAAGAAGACGAATCATTGCCGCATTTTCCCACCAAATGTGATAAGTCAAATCTACTTGTTCTCCTACACGCCGCCACCAATCACGAAGCCAAGGTCCATTTCGCATAAGCATATTTCCAGAATTCAAATGTCCACACGAATCAATTGTCATTAGTAAATCTTTCTTTTCCGGTAAAAAAGGAATAACGGCATCTTCAAGACGTAGTTCCGGATTTGTTATCATTACGTCTGCGTCGGAAAGAAATACGAGTTCTCCGTCATCGAGTGATTTCAATACACTAAGAACAAATCCGACTTTTGACCACGGAATAGGTTTCTTACGATCCCAGAACTCTTCTCCGCCTTGAATGTAACGATATCCGTGTTTTGCTGCATATGCTTCTTTAGAGTGTAAAGCAGGTGCCAAGCTTTTTCTAAAATCTACCCCGATTGCCAAAGTGAGTATGACAACCATTCTGCGGTTACTTATAGAATATTCTTTACGCCATATAAAGAAATGCCTGAATCCGGTTCTACAGATGCAAAACAATGTCCTTGGTGTGGGCGATGGGCTTTGAAAGATGCTGCCTGTGATTATGTATTTTCATGCGGCTTAGATCACACGAATACATTCCAAGTGGGGAAAGGATGTGGTAGAACGTGGTGTTGGACGTGTGGAAAGAAATATTGTAGTCCATATACCGATCCGATAAGTGGACTACGGTTAGTTACCGCAAAAGATACACACGACCCCTTTTGTTGTAGGAATGAAAGTGGTTTCAAACAAGAAGAATATTGTGGAGGTGGACATAGTAGCCATTGCTCAAAAAGATGGGACTAAAGTAGAATGCCATCCAGTTCTAGAAGTAAAACGAGAAGACGAGCTTTATCTGCTCCTCCAATGACACGGAAACAGAAAATATTGTATAATATGTATAGGAAGATAACAGGGCTTAGTGTAAAACCTTCGTATCCTATTTTGAGCTTTAAAAAATCTCAAACACGCAAAGCAACGCACTATTGAAAAATTGATATTCTGGTCAACGGCTAGTTTATTAACAAGCCTGTATGACGTATACATATCAGAAAAATGCGGAAGGATTGTTTGTCTGTGGTATATGCCAGGCAGTCAAGAAGAATCAGAATACAATGCACTATCATATGAAGAAACACGAGGGTCATCTTCCTTTTGAGTGTAAGATATGTAAAAAGGAGTTTCTTCATTCTCAGACATTAGCTCTTCATATTTCTGCGCGGCATTCTAAAGAAGAAGCTGCGAATCTTAAATGCCCGTGTTGCTCTTATAAGACACTTACAAGAGCAAATCGGATAATTCATTTCATAAGGAAACATTGTGAAGAGGAATTGAAATTGTTTTCAAAGTCTAGTCTTACGTGTCCAACGTGTAAAAAAAAGTGTAATAGCCAAACTGCATTCTTGTATCATATTGCAAGTTCATGTATTACACTTCCTGAAACAAAACAGGCACTTCTGAAAGAGTTACTTTAAAGTAATTAAGAATTCAAATCCGGCATTTTTTCTTCTATTATAAAAAATTATTTCTATCAGTTATAATATTACATATTTAGAATGGATAATATGTTTGGAATGATAAACGGAAAGTATTTTGGAGAACCACCTGTGTATGTAAACAAAAATTTTTATAGCGGAGAGTTTATACTCTTCGCTATAAAGTTTTTCCCATTTTTCTTAGTAAAAGTGTCTATCGGTCTAAAATCAGGAAAAAATTGATAAAATAGCTCCCCATATTTTTATCCACCGTTTCCTTACGATGTCAGATATCATCTCCTTAAAAGATTTCAAGTTTAAACCCCGTATGGTTGTCTTTGACTGTGATTGGACCTTGTATCCATATGACTGTGATAAAGATCGCATAGCACCATTTGAAAAAACTGCTACTGGTATCTGCGACAGATATGGTGTAAATTCAAACCCGTATACTCATGTATCAAATATCGTAGGAGCATTTGTAGATGCTGGGGTCGATGTCGCGTTTCTATCACGTAATCCCAGCTCAAGTTCTATTGAAAACTTGTTGAAGACCATTCCCTTGAACTCTGCCTCTAAATGGCGAACTAGTCTGTGGGATGCTATGCCTAGTAGGGATTACTTTCACGCATATAGCAGTGAAGGATATGGTAGGGGAAAAGATTTACATTTCAAACACCTGTTTCACTTGTCTAATATTTCACCTCAAGCGACTCTATTCTTTGATAACTTAGATGATAATATTATTGCAGCAGAAGCTATGGGCATCATTTCGGTAAATGTCAAGAATACAGGTCTTGATTGGAACGCAGTGGAGGTAGGCTTTGACCTTTGGCAAGATAAGGCAAGTGAATATTATGGACAGTGTTCGTATTGTAAATTACCAATGTATCAATGCAGAGATCAGGGAGACCACAGTTTTGATATGCGTTGTTAATAACCTCTAGCCACCCCCATATTAAGACGTTCACGTGACTCTTCTGTATTTGGTTCCTGTCTTGTCATTGTTTTATATCTAGCTTTTACTGCCTCTTTTATGACATTACAAATTTTAGGTCTAGTAAATGAAGAAAAACGATATACACACATTTTTCTATACCATTTTGTTAAAGGTTTTTCGTCTTGTTGGCCCAACGGCTTCGTTGCTTCTGTCTTTTCAGACTGCTCAGGCGATATTTTCGCGGTGGCTTTGTTCGTGCGCGGTACATCTGCGCCTTGTTCATCATTTATAAAATCTGTTTTATTATACTTTTTATAATGGTCATATATATCATCGGCTATTTGAGGATACGATACTAAAATGTCTAGTGTTTTACCCCCTCCTTTTTGTCGTAGTTTTCTTGTTTCTCGTTTTTTTATAGAACGCCTTACTTTTGTTTTTCGTAACATTCTATATTTTCTATATATTATCTGTAAGAAAGCTCTAGTAATAACCGGAGAGAATGTCTTATACTTCAGGAGATTTGACAAATGTCTGTGAAACTACTATAAGTTTATACAAGTGATATCCAAACGCACCAAATGCCAAAATAAGAAGCATATCATACGCGGGACGTTCTGTCTTTTTTTCATAGAAGCCAATCCACATTAATAGGGGTGCCACGAATAGAACGTGAATAATATTTATCCATATTACCGGAGACTTTGCAAAATAGCGTCCAACAGCTTTATAGCCGTGATACAAAAGAACTAAAATGCCAAATCCAAACAGAACTTTATACACCCAATCAGGAGTTGCAGCGCGATTGAACCCTATCCAAAGTAGAAACGGTACAAACAGGACAACGTGTAAAACACCTATTAGTAAAAATGAATCCATCTCTGTCTTGGTAGAGTTTTTTTGACTACTATTCCAAACGCATATCCTACTGCGAATTCACTAAGATCCACGAGTACATTTTTTTCAAAGGGATCTTTGAGCTGATAAATAATAAAAAGAGGAGTTATCCACCAAATCCATACTGCAAGAACTCCAAACGCAACATGCCAAAAAGAGTTCATTCCATCTGTAAACAGACGCCGCATCTATTTAGCAGCTAGTTGTTTCAAGGAATCGTAATTTGTACTCACATAATATACAACTATAAGAGATCCTATTGCCATTGCGATTTGTACTAGAGTTTTATCTTTCATCTATATTGACATTACATATGAGAGCGCACCCATTCTTCTACTTTCTCATTACTTGTAGATTTAAGCGTATCTACTACTTTTTTATTTTTCACAATAAGAAACGTAGGGATTGAATATATTTTACAGTAGCCAGGTGTGTAGTTATTTTGGTCTACATCGCATTTTAACCAATTCACTTCTGGAAGGGCCTCTTCTAATGCGGGTAAATTGAGTCGTTGACAAGCTCCACACCAAGTTGCTGTAAAGTAAATAACAGTAAATGCCGGAATTGTTGTGCCTTCAGGAACTGGTTGAAGCCCTATAAGTTGTTCAAACTCTTCCTGTGTCATTAAGTATTTCATTATATTCTGTTTACAGATTCTCCTTTAGAACGGATTAACGCGAGTCCTATTCCACCAAGAGTCACAACTGCGAGTGTTCCAAGAAAAACATTTGTTGCCGTATCATCGCTACCACCACCTTCTTGATTATTCATTGTTTCTTCGCCATTAAGGATCTTGTTTGCTATTACCTCTAAAGATGGAATCGCACCGCCTGTTTGTACTGTAGGAGCGGCAGGAGGTAAGGCAGAAGAAACTTCTGCCACATTTGATTTCAAAGAACTCATCAATTTAGGAAGAACTAACATACCACCAATCCCACCACCAGCTAATGCCGTTACTCCGCCAACAACTGTAAAAATCGTATTAACGATTGGCTTCCAAGCTGCCGTTACAACGGGTGGTAAATAATTTAAAAGACTATATGTACCAATACACGTTAGACCACCTATTACAAGAATTGATGTAGGTCCTATAGCGCCTTTTGCATATGTTTTATTTCCATCTTCTGTATCATATAATTTAGTATGAAGAGGTTTATTCGGATCAAACGTTGTAAAAGGTACTTTGAATCCTTCATAATGAAAAGCGGGGCTAAACATTTGTAATAAATCGAACAAGTACCAGAAGTTAAAAGATAAAAGCGTTGATAACCACCAAAGTTCAGGATAGTATGCCGTTATAAATGTATTAGCAAGAGTTATCCCAAATTGTAGACCAGCTTTCATAGCAAACCACATTGTAGAGCCGACCACAAGTAAATTCACACCACCAAGTCCTAAATATGAAAAGGGTGGATAAGGTATTCCTCCAGCAAGAATGAATAATCCTAACCACGGAATTGTTATGCCATCTTGAATGAATTTTGTAAAACCAGATTTGGTTGATGCGGCAGGATCTGTTGCATTTTGTAAAGCGGTTAGAGGATTACCAACAGGCACTTTTGGAAGCTTTAGAGATTTGGTTGTAGGTAATTTTGGAAGTGTTAGGGGATTGCCTGTAGGCAATTTTGGAAATGAGAACGACATTGCTAATGAGACCTACGAGCTAAATCTTGAAAAGAAGACCCGCAAATCCATTTACAACTCGCAATACATTATGATTTTTTGCATACACAATGATAGACGTCTTTCCACGTGTGGGCACATAGTTCGCATTAAAAATTTCTTGTGTTAACAAATTTCCAGCTGTGTCAGTTTTCTGTTTTCCATTTCTGTCAAGAAGTGGCACTATGAGTGTTGGTGTCTCATTAGAATCCGGGCGCAGATTTACTATAAGATTCATATTATCAATACGGCTCGCATTTAAAGAACCGGATGGTTGCATATCTTCTGGCCGGAGTGCGAAGCTATATAGATAAATAAACTGCTGTACATCCGTAGATGTATGGTATTGAAATGGCTGAGTCAGGCGAAAATATCCGGAGTCTCGCACTTCAAAGCGATCATACCCATCCACTTGAAGAACTGCATCTTGTAGAAGATCTCTTCTTGTGCCAATTTCGTGTGTAGATGTAGTACTGAAATTAAACCATTCGTGTGTTATTTCCATTAGATCGCGCCGGATTATCCAGAATATTTCTCGCAATGGATGATTGAATTCCATCCGAACATTTTGCGTATTAATCAGTTCAGGAATAGCAACTTTCGGAGTATATTGAATCTGCTCAATCAGATATTCGTGAGTGTTAGCAACAAAGCGTCGACGTTCCTCCGTATCGAGAAATATATAATCACCCCATAAACGTAGCTCCATTATACTTGTAGGTTCTGGCTGTATAGGAGCACACGTGGCAGTCGTATTAGAATTATCAATCATTCCTGCAAGATCGCGGATTTTCATATTAATGCGTACAGGATGATATTGCATAGCAAGAAGAGGAAGATAAAGTCCAGGATTTTTGTTAAACCAGAATTGTAAGGGTACGTATAACTTTAATGCCCCGTATTTATAAGTCCCTACTGAGCATGTTCCTGGTGGAAAAGTAACGGGAGGAGTATTTTGACCATCCATTCGCCCAATCATATTATTAAGGGCATCTCTCTGACCTGCACTCGTTGAAACTGTAGACCAAATATACATCCATTCTCCGGTTTGTTTATCGATTTGTTGCTCTCCTATTTCCAATGATATCTCTTCAATAATGGCATATCCAGCCGCATTCACATATGTCCCCGCCGTTCCATCAGACATTTTGACATATGGTAGAACTATTTCAAGAATCATTGGTCCGAGAAGATCTCCACGACGAGGTATAAGAGCTGTTACACGTTTTCCAAAATCGGGATCACCGTCAAAATATATTTGCTGCGATTCCATTGCAAAGTTAGTATATCGTCTATATACCATTTTGAACCACGTTATCTGGGGATTTCCAGTCAAAAAAACATCCTGTTTTCCTATTGCTACAAGTTGTAAGAGACCTCCACCACCTGGCATTCTAGTGTGATGTGCGACTTATTCAGTATATAGTATTCTTATCTGGATTAAAATGCCGCGCTAAAGTCATTACAAACTTATCTTTAGCTTTTCCAGATATGAGTCGGGCAAATACATTAGAACTACAACTTCAAGACCTCATTTTTTCCATAAATCCTCTTACTGCTCAGCCGTACCCACAGAACTCTTTTCAAGTCGCAGATGGACAAGGAACACGTACTTGGCAAAATGTATTTCAAACCATCAGCAGTCAATCAGCGGCAAGCGGCGTTACAGGGTTAGGATATTTGCCATCGAGTTTCGCACAGCTGTATGGCGCGGCATCATCTATTTCAACGATTGTCGCCACTAGCTATTCAACACTTTCCACACAAATCGGTAGTGGGGGTATACCGGGTAGTATTACATCGTTTCAACTCCAAAGCACAGTTAGTTGGATTCAAGGTCCTTCAAGATATATTAGCACTGGTGACTTAACTAGCACAATGACTCCGTTTTTTACCGGTTCTCTTTCTTTTATGTCAAATATTCAAAGTACTGTAAATGGTCTCGGATCATCTCGGTATATAAGCTCACCAACTCTGTTGAGTAGTTGTGTAGGTTTAAATAATCAGGACAGATCTACCGTCACTGGATTAGGCACACTGGGTTACATTAGTTCACTATCTTTACAGAGTACTGTTCAGAATCTTGGTCTTGCTTCGTATATAAGTTCACTTGCTCTTCAAAGCAGTGTTACAGGTATTCTATATCCACCCTCAATTCCTGGAGGAAGTTTAGGCGTCGTCGTAACAGGAACAACTGATCCTCCTTTTGTCAACTTTACCGCCTTAATATCACAATATCTTACAAGTACAAACTATATTAGTCAATCTAATGCGGCATATTATGGCGTGGTATTAGGTAAGAGTCTTCCCAGTACAACACTTGGTATTGTTTCATCTCTTGGCACATACGGTTATGTTAGTACACCAACTCTTTTGAGTACTAGTGCTGGGATTCAAGCTGCGAAACAGAATATATATATTGATAGGGCCGGCGCAATGAGTATTTATGGGTCTCAAGTCTATATTTCCACGGTTGGAGCTATCACATTTTTGAGTAGTTTCGTGAATTCTACACTCACATATCAAGGGCAAAATGGTGCTATGACAGGTAGTATAACAAATGATTCCAACTTTTCATTTTCATCTATAAATCTTCAATTTGATAAATTTTCCAGTTTAATAACTTCGGCGAGTCGTGTTACTGCCGAAATATATCCAACATTTCAGTTTGATTCTATTACAAATGGTTCCGTGACATCCAAATCATTTCTTATGAGTACGTGTGTACAATATGGTACGCGCTTTTTGAGCACATCACACGAAACACAAGTGGCAGGTATACAATCTGCAAATGGATATTCGAACTTCTTTCAGCAGCCTATAAAAATCTCAATTCCTGGTTCATACATAACAGGTGCCTATCAAAACCCTTATGTATTGACTCATTATATGCCAGGAGCTATTTCATTTAATACAAATGTTGGATTTCGTTCAGGGTCAATGAATACTTTTTTTGCTTCCACAAACTCGTATTTCTTAACAATTCAGAATCTGTCATTCTAAGACAGAAACAAATGGCCGCGAGTCTAAAAACATTTGATACTGATATTATTACACTCCGACAAATAAATGTTCGGTCTCCTACAAATCAATATATTTCAGCATCTAACGTATTAATATCTGATGGTGACGGGCGCGGCTATTGGAATTCTATTAGTTCTATTTTTCCTGTTCCATATGATACAATACGCGATGGAAATGGCTCTACAATGAATACACTTGGTTATGGAAATATTCTAACTATTAGTACGACAGGTATTCAAGGACTATTATCCGCATATGTGAATACGAGTAACAGTACATTTACATTTACTAATGCAGCACCAAATCTTCTTGTGGCATTAAATACAGTTCCGACTGTATCACGTCTTGCTGCCCAACAAGTTCCGAACTCTGAAAATATTGTAATGTCGTCATCTCAGTCTACATTAAAATTTATCGGTGTGGGTGATATGCAGCTCTCGACAGTAACGGATTTACGCGCGGTGTTTTTTTCTATTAGTTCCTTTTCAGCGTCAGGCTATTCGGATCTTTCTGGAATTGCACGAGGGTGGCCTGGGAATCTAACTAGTACACAATCAACAAATGCAGGATATGCGAGTTTCATAAGTAGTATACCATTTTCCACATTTTACGCAACAAATGAATATACTGGATATGGTTGGGATTGGAGTCCTTGTCTCGGATCTAATCTTGTAATGTCTACTGTTGAGAAGTATCCGAACTTTTATTCTACAGGGGATGTTTATTTCAGTACGGTGAGTTTTACTCCAGCTCCATTTCTGCGGTATATTCATCCGAACTCCACGACAAAAATGTTCTTGGAAGTGAATCCGAACTACTTTTTCCAGCGTATGTTTCTCGGCATTAGCACACCCTATAATCTAGTCAAACAATTCTCAAGCTTCGTTCAATATCAATCTGCTCGCGGCGTACAGATTCTTGAAAAAGCGTCACAGGGTGCCTATATGATGTCACAACAGTCGAATGCTTATACATCGAACTACTTCAACTCTCAAATCAAGCTGGAACTTGATACGGCTGTTCTTTCAAGTAATGCAGTAATGGATGGAGTTGGGGGATATTATACATTATATCACAGAATCCCTGGGGGAATGGCGAATCTGACACCCGATGGATATTGTAGTTATAATCTGGGGCCGCGTGGTGGATTTAGTAATGGGAATGCAGTGACTCTAGATAACTATACACCATTGAGCAACTCTGTCTTCTTACACGTCAATAATCAGGCGGGGAATGCACCGCCTATGACGGGGCCTTAAAAATTGATTTATTTAACTTTATAGCAATATCATTATAATGTCTTCACATTTGCGACCAGGAGCTTTCTTAAAAGACACAACTACATTGGTGCGAGCAGATGATGCTCAAAAGAAAGTAGACTACTCATGTCCTTTGTGTAAAACGCTGGCAGTCTTCTGTAAAGGAAAGGTTGTTCCTCCATATTTCAGACACCCTCCAGAGTCAAAATGTACATTCTTTACTAGAGGCGGAGTCATGTCTCCGCAGCATCTAGGAGCTCAACAGATAGCAAAGAATCTTCTAGAGTCTCCGTTACCTATTACGTTCACACGTAACTGCGACAAATGTTGTAAAGATATGATTGTCTTTGAAGTCAGTACGCGCGCAAGTAATACTTGTGCGCGTACTGAAGAAGGATTTAAGATAAATGGAAAGAGGTATAGTGCTGATGTGGCACTGCTTGAGGGTGATGAGATCAAACTCGTCTGGGAAGTCTATTGGACACATGCCACAACAAGACCTGCGCACGATTATCCATGGGTTGAAACCTGTGCAGAAGATATTCTTGAAGCTGGATCTGATGGGCCGCTCATATTCAAGTGTTTGCGGCAACACAGATGCGATAGTTGTAAAGAAGAGATCGCAAAAAAGCAGCGTGTAGCGGAAGAGGCTGCTACGCGACTAAAAATAGAGAGAGAGGCTGTAGAGGCAAGGCATCTTGCTATTATAAAGGAGAGTCAGGAGAAATACGCCGCTAAGAAAGCTGCCGCAGCAGCTGCGGCTGAAGCTGCTCGTATTAAAAATGTGGCGGCTTTAGCAGCCGCTGAAGCAGCTGCGGCTGAAGCTGCTCGTATTAAAAATGTGGCGGCTTTAGCAGCCGCTGAAGCAGCCAGAAAAGCCGCATTAGATGCTGAAAAGCAAAAACGGATCCCCTTTGAACATGAGTGTTTACAAAATATGCATAAATATATTGATGAAGATAACGAATTTGGAATACGAAAGATACTTGCGGCATTTCCTGAATGCTTAAATAAGAGGTTATTAAATAGTAAAACACCAATGGAAGAAGCTTATGATCGAGGTAAATTGACTATTATAGAGCTATTTCGCAAATATAATCTATGACAGCTGTGAATGTTTTAAAAGAGGCATTAAATGTGATAATTTTTATTACCTAATACTTCAAAGCACAATCTCCACCCCCTCCCGCTTCCCTAGCTCCGCCGCCCACGGCTCTAACTTTCCCTGCACAATCGCAGTAGGTCTATACGGCCACGGCGACAAATACACGGCATTCGACCACGGCCCTGCGCGTTTCCAGCCGATATGAACACCTTCTTGCTTGTAAAAGAATCGCTGACCATCAGCATTCTCTGCAAAGTTTGCCCGAATCTCTATGTGTCGTCGTTGTTCCGGTGGTGTTGTCGCACGCGGCCATTCAGCTTCCAACTTCCCACGAAGAGCTCTATACCAGTTCAAACAGGCATCTAACCGCCACATCGTCGCTTGAAATGTGAATCCATATGTATCGGTTGGAACTACGAGAGCCCATTCCGGGTTATTTTTTAATACTGGGCCACCCGGCCCGGGACACGGCATAAGCCTCACACTTGTATAAGATTCTCTTAAAAGTTCGACGGCTTTATATAAATGTAGAGGATCCGCTTCGCGTTCAAGAAGAAAGTCTTCCTGCATTGGAAGAACCATTGTGAATCGGCCCGAGAGTGCTAGTTGTTCTAAAGCAGCTGCGCGAGAATCCAAGAAACCGGCTTCATACGGTTTCAATGGAATTAACTCTACTCCGAGTGCTTTTACTTGTTGACATATTGGATGGTCTGGTTCCTCTGTTGCTAAGAATAAAGGCATATCTAACCACGATGCGTAACGCCGAATCAGGGTGAAATGAAGTGGTAACAATCCGTAATACTTTGGAGTAGAATTTACAAGATAGGCACATTTATCCATAGTTGTATACTGCTATGAGTAGTTTAGGCTGATTAAATTTTTCTATGCGATAAGTAGAATGGCCCAAAAAAAGAGAACTCTTAAAAAAAGACGCCAGCGAGGTGGTGCTATGAATACAAATGCGTCCAATATGAAAGCCGTGGCATCTAAT